TGAACGAGCTCGGGCTGATGGAGCCCTTCTTCCACCGCAGCGCCGAGGAGATCGACCGCCTCATCGAGGCGGCGGTCACCGGCTACATCGAGAGCCTGCAGAACCAGGCCGCGCGCCAGGAGCGCACCGGCACGGTTCTGGATGACCCTCTGCCTTTCTAGTCGGAGGGAAAAATGACCAACGGTGAAACCTGGAGAACCGTCCCGAGCGTCCCCGACGTGCTGGTGAGCAGCGAGGGGCGCGTGATGATCGCGCCCTATCGTGGTCCGATGCCCAAGGGCGGCGAACGATCCTACGGTGGCATCCCGACCTTCGGTGTGTGGAACAAGCAGGATGCCCGCTTCATTATCGTCGTGCGCGGAACAACCTACAAGATCGCGAGGCTGGTCGCGGAGGCATTCCACGGACCCGCGCCATTTGAACGCGCCGTCGTCATGCATCTCGACGAGAATGCCGCGAACAATCGTGCCGACAACCTCGCGTGGGGAACGCAGCGCGAAAACCTGAACGCGCCCGGTTTTCTCGAATACTGCCGCGGAAGGACCGGAGATCGTCATCCGGTCGCCGTGAGCAAGCGTCAGAAGGCGCGGTCATGATCGACCTGAACGACGACACCGCGTCCTGCAGCTGGTCGCACCTGCTCGAGGCGGCCACCGAGAACGCCGTCACCGACTTCGAGATCGAGTTCTGCGAAAGCCTCCGCGAGAAGCTGGCGCGGTTCGGCAACCGCGCCCGGCTGACGGACGCGCAGTTCAACAAGCTGACCTGCATCGCGCAGGCCGGCGGGTTCTGGGAGCGCGACCAATGGTCGACCTGAACCACGGCTCGGGCTTTCTCTACGGTGCCGAAGCGCCGCGCCCGCCCATCGCGCAAGCCGTCTCCGCCGCCATCGACGCTGCCCTGACGGCACGCCACCGCGCCGAGCGACCCCGCACCTATGTCAGTTCCTCGGGGCTCGGCCGCGACTGTCTGCGCCAGATCCAGTTTGATTACCTTGCGGTGCCCAAGGACGAGGGCCAGGAGTTCGAGCCGCGCACGCTGCGCATCTTCGAGGCGGGCCACAGGGCCGAGGACATCGTCGCGGGCTGGTTCCGCATCGCCGGGTTCGACCTGCGCACCGAACGATCTGACGGCCGCCAGTTCGGCTTCGAGGCCCTCGGCGGGCGCTTCAAGGGCCATATCGACGGCTGCTTTGTTTCCGGCCCCGTCGCGATGGACTATCCCGCCCTCTGGGAGAACAAGGCGCTGGGCGCCTCCAGCTGGAAGGATGTGGTCAAGCGCGGCGTCAGCATCGCACGCCCCGTCTATGCCGCCCAGATCGCACTCTATCAGGCCTACATGGACCTGCCCAACCCGGCGCTCTTCACCGCGCTCAACCGCGACACGATGGAGCTGCACGTCGAGCTCGTGCCCTTCGACGCGCATCTCGCGCAGGAGATGTCGGATCGCGCCGTCGCCGTGGTGCGGGCCTCCGAGGCCGGGGAATGGCTGCCGCGCGCCAGCGCCGATCCCACGGCGGTCGTCTGCCGCGGCGGCATGGCGGCCGGCAGGCAGCACCCGCCCTGCTCATGGGCGAAGCGATGCTGGAGGGACGGCGGTGTCTGACGTCGTCCCCTCGGCCGCGCAGGTCGCCGCGATCCGCGAGATCAAGGACTGGTTCGAGAACCGCACCAGGGATCAGCAGGTGTTCCGCCTCTTCGGCTATGCCGGGACGGGCAAGAGCACGGTCCTGAAGTTCGCCCTCGACGAGCTCGGCCTCTCGCCACACCGCAGCGCGAAGGACGGCACCTGCGTGCCCGGCGTCGTGACCGCCACCTTCACCGGCAAGGCCGCGCTGGTGCTGACCCGCAAGGGCACGCCCGCGCGCACCATCCACAGCCTGATCTACTCGGTGATCGAAGCGACCGAGGAAGAGATCCAGGAGGCCGAACGGAAGATCGCGCTGGCCGAACACGACGCGCTCCGTCTCACGGGATTCGAGCGCACCACGGCCGAGGCCGCGATCGAGGCGATGCGCCAGGCGCTCTCGGCGATGAAGCATCCGCGCTTTGCGCTGAACCCTGAAAGCGACGCAGCCGACGCGCGACTGATCGTGCTCGACGAGGTGTCTATGGTGGGCGAGGAGATGGCCCGCGACCTGATGAGCTTCGGCAAGCCGATCCTCGTGCTGGGCGATCCAGGACAGTTGCCGCCGATCAAGGGCGAAGGCGCCTTCACCCGCGACGCGCCAGACGTGATGCTGACCGAGATCCACCGCCAGGCGGCCGAGAGCGCAATCATCCGTCTCGCCACCATGGCGCGCCAGGGCCAGCCCATCGGCTTCGGCGTCTACGACGACCATGTCGCCAAGCTCCGCAAGGCCGACATCACGCCGGAACAGGCGCTGCGCGGCGACCAGCTGATCTGCGGCCTGAACGCGACGCGCCTGCAGTTGAACAACGTGATGCGCGCGGCGGCCGGACTGGGCGGAACATGGCTGCCCACGGGGCCGGCCGAGAAGATCATCTGCCTGAAGAACCAGAACGATCTGGGCCTGATCAACGGAATGTTCCTGACCCTCGAGGACATCGTCGACGAGGGAAGCCTCTACTTCTCGGCCGTTGTTCGAAACGAGGACGGATACGTCATCGGCGGACTCGAACGGGACGGCCGCCCGTGCCGGTTGCGCATCTACAAAGGGCATTTCGAGGACCATGTCGCCTATGACGACAAGCGCCATGACCGCGACTGGCGCGCAAAACGCCTGCTGACCGAGGCGACCTTCGGCTGGGCGATCACCGCCCACAAGGCGCAGGGCTCGCAGTGGGAGAACGTGATCGTCTGGGATGACGGGCTGGGCCGCAACGAGATCGACCGCCGCCGCTGGCTCTACACCGCGATCACCCGGGCCGAGCGCGGGCTCGTCATTCTGGCATGAGGGGTGCGATGATCGATCTCAACGACATCCCGGCTACGAAAACCCGGCACGATCTGGCGGCCGTGAAGGAGCGGCTCGCCCGCACGGCCCATGACTGGCTGCCGGGGCTCTTCCCCGAGGCCCGGCTCGCGCGGGACCGCCGTTCCCTGCGCTGCGCCGACCTCTCCGGGCGCCCGCCGCGCAAGGAAGGCTCGTGCGTCATCCACCTCGACGGGCCCTATGCCGGCTGGGCCTTCGACCATGCCACCGGAGAGCGGGCCGGTCCCATCGATCTCATCGCACACGCAACCGGCCTATGCGACGGCGCACTCTTCGACGAAGCAGCGCGGATCGCGGGGATGGACCATCCTGCGCCACGACCCACGCCGGCGTCGCCCGTGCGCGCGCGCCCGGACCATTCGACTGAAATCGCGCGCCTCATCGACGGTGCGGTGCCCCTCGCGGGCACGGTGGGCGAGACCTACCTGCGTACCCGCGGGCTTTCCGACCCCGGATCGCCCGACCTCCTGTTCCACCCCGACCTGCCGGACTTCGACAGTTGCCGCGGCTGGCCCGGCCTGATCGCGATCCTGCGGCTGCCGGACGGGAACCGCGCGCCAGGCATCCACCGAACCTTCCTCCTGGACGACGGCAGCGCCAAGGCGCCCCCGGGCAGGAAGATGCTCGGCAGCGTGAAGGATGCCGTGGTCCAGCTGTTCCCGATGCCCGACGACGGGCACATCGGCGTCGCCGAGGGGATCGAGACGGCGCTTGCCGCCCATGCCCTCTTCGGCACAGCGGTCTGGGCGGCGCTGTCGGCCGATGGTCTTGCGCGGTTCCAGTGGCCCGAGGGCACCCGGCGCGTCACCATCTACGCCGATGCCGGGCACGCCGGCCGCCAGGCGGCCGCGACGCTCTCGGACCGCCTGAACCGTGCCGGCATCCCGAACGCGATCATCGCGCCTCTCCACGGCGACGATTTCAACGACGATCTGGTGCGAGGGGCGCGCATGGAGGATTACGCGCAACCGGCGTATGCCACAGCGGAGTCGCAGGCCGATGCGAAGACGGCCACCCCCGCCGACGGTCCCGCCACCCTGCTCGCCGCCGCCGAGGCTCTGACCAACCCCCCCGAGCTCGAAGCCCTGTCCACGCTTCTCGGGCGCCTCGCGCTGGCGAAGCTCGACCCGCTGGCCGAGCGGCAGGTCATCGCACGCATCAAGTCCGCGACAGGCATCGGCACATCGGTCCTGACCCGGCAGCTGGCCGAACTCCGCCGCCGCGTGACCGCCACCGGCGATCCGCACACGCCGATCCCGAAGCCCGCCTGGTTCCGGCGCCTCAGGCTCGATCTCGCCGGAACACCCGAACGCAACGAGGCGAACGTCATCGTGGCGCTCAGCTTCGATCCGGCCTTCGCGGGCCGGCTCGCGTTCGATGAGTTCTCGCAGGAGGTCGTCGTGCGCCAGCCGCTGCCATGGGATGCCACAACCGGCTCTTTCCCCCGTCCATGGCTGGACGCCGACGATACCCGCAGCGCCGAGTGGCTGCAGCTCCGCGGCATCAACGTGGCGCCGGTCGTGATCAGTCGCGCCGTCGGCGCCGTCGCCCGCGAACAGCGCATCCATCCCGTCCGCAATTGGCTCGACAACCTGATCTGGGACGGCACTCCCCGGATCGGAACCTGGACCAGCACCTATCTCGGCGCCGAGCCAACCCCGTTCAACCACACCATCGGCGAACTCTGGCTCATCTCGGCAGTGGCGCGCATCTTCCGCCCCGGCGTGAAGGCCGACCACATGCTGATCCTCGAGGGGCCGCAGGGCGCCCGCAAGTCCACAGCGATCAAGGTGCTGGCCGGCGAGGAGTGGTTCACCGACGAACTGCCCGAACTTGGCTCCAAGGACGCCGCCATCCACATGCAGGGCGTCTGGATCGTCGAGATCGCCGAACTCGACGCCATGAGCCGCGCCGAGGTCTCGCGCATCAAGGCCTTCCTGACACGCACCACCGACCGCTTCCGCCCGCCCTACGGCCGCTACACCGTCGAGGTGCCGCGCCAGTGCGTATTCGCAGGCACCGTGAACCTCGACACCTACCTGCGCGACGAGACCGGAAACCGCCGCTTCTGGCCGCTGCGCTGCGGCACCATCGACATCGAGGCACTCGCCCGCGATCGCGATCAGCTCTGGGCCGAGGCCGTCCACCGCTTCCGCGAAGGCGCGATCTGGTGGATCGACGACCCTGCGCTGCTGGCCGTGGCCCGCGAGGAACAGGACCGCCGCTATCAGGCCGACGCCTGGGAAGACCTGATCGAACACTGGCTGACGCACGAGACACGCAGAGTCAATCGCGGCCATGCAGGCTGGGACGATTGGCAGGATGAAGAGGTCGAACGCCCCGAACCGATCCGCGATGTGTCGGTGGGCGAAATCCTCCAAGGCGCGCTCGGCATCGAGCCCGCGAAATGGACGAAGAGCGACCAGATGCGCGTCTCGGCGTATCTCAAGGCAAATGGATGGGAGCGGTATCAGCGACGCGAGCAGGGCGGGCGCGCGGCTCCGCGGGAGTGGCGTTATCGGAGGGGATAGCCTCCGCCGCCCTACGTCGCCAGACAGCAGACACGCAGGATTCCGACGGCCGATCTCGTTTGGTTGCGCCGTCCGCTTACGACATCCGTGTCACCAACCCCCCTGTGTCACCAACGTGTCACCAACCTCCCGAGCAGGTTGGTGACACGAAAAACCGTGCAAAAACAAAGGTGTCACCAACCTTTTCCCGTGTCACCAACCTTTTTCTATACATTCATGTGAGAGCACGAAGAACGTCGGGGACATGTTTTTTATACGAAAAGAGAGTGAACTCCCGTTGGTGACACCGAGGTTGGTGACACATAAGGATAAGCCTTTGACATGAAACGATAAAACGTGTCACCAACCCCCTTGAAGGTTGGTGACACGCGTTCGGAGGTTGGTGACACGCGTTCCAAAACCGAGAAAGGCACAGGCAGAGCGTCGATCTGCACCGCTCGCATCGTCTCTCGTCATTTCCGCTTTGGCGCCGGTCCACCGCATGCTACATCCTGCGGTGACCGAAGCCGAAGGCCCACAGCCCGTGAGCCTTCACGATGAACACACCGATCCTCGCGCTCGACCTCGGCACGACCACAGGCTGGGCGATCCGCGGCCATGACGGCCTGATCACCTCCGGCACGGTGTCCTTCCGCCCCGGCCGCTTCGAAGGCGGCGGCATGCGCTACCTCCGCTTCACCAACTGGCTGGCCGAGCTGGACCGTCTGTCCGGCCCCATCGCCGCCATCTGGTTCGAAGAAGTGCGCCGTCATGCCGCGACCGACGCAGCCCACGTCTACGGCGGGATGATGGCCACCCTGACCGCCTGGGCGGAACTGCGCGGCATCCCCTACCAGGGCGTCCCGGTCGGCACCATCAAGCGCCATGCCACCGGCAAGGGCAACGCGCCCAAGGAGGCGATGATCGCCGCGGCCCGCGCCCGCGGCTTCAGCCCCGCCGACGACAACGAGGCCGACGCCCTCGCGCTCCTGCTCTGGGCGATCGAGACGAATGCGGGCACAACGCAGGCCGAACACCACCGATAGAAAATCGCTTGCGCAAATGCGCAAAATCTGGCAGCTTCCGCGGCAGGATCGGAGAGGCGCGCCCGGGAGACCGGCGCGCCTTCTTCCTGTCCGGGATGCGGCGGCGTCCGTGTTCTCACGCCCCCCGGACATGGGTCCTCCCGGTCGTCGGACGTATGCGGGGGGGCGAGGCGCGGCGTTTCGCCAGCGACAGGAAAAATTGCCGGTTGCCACCCCTGCGGTTGCCGTTTCGGTTGCCGATCGAGGTTGCCGGTTGCCGGTGCAAACAGGGGCAGGATCACACGTTCAGGGGGAATTTCCGACCGGATGGGAATGTCGATGCGCGCCTATGCCCGGCACCGGGGCGTCAGCCATCAGGCGGTGTCGAAAGCGGTCCGGGATGGCCGGATCACTCTGCTGCCGGACGGCACGATTGACCGGGAACGGACTGATCAGGAATGGGTTCCTCGCACTGATCCGCTGCGCAAAAAAGGCAACGTGCGACGCCTGCGGATGATGGATCCCGACCAGCAGCGCCGGTCGCCCGGTGTCGAAGAGCCGGCCAGCAGCCCTGGTGAAGCGACGTCGTATGTCAAGGCGCGCACGCTGCTGACGGTCTATGCCGCGCAGGACAAGCAGATCGCGGTCCAGAAGAAGAAGGGGGCGCTGGTCGATCGCGCGCGGGCGGAGAGGCTGGTGTTCCGGCTGGCGCGCGAGGAGCGGGATGTCTGGGTGACCTGGCCCGGGCGGGTGGCCGCGCTGATGGCGGCGGAGATCATGGCGGAGGTGGAACGGCAGACCGGGGCATCGGTGACGATCGACACCGCGACGATGCAGAGGGTGCTGGAGGCCCATGTCCGCGAACAGCTCGATGCGCTTGCCGATCTTCGGGTCTCGCTCGGATGATGACAACGACCTGACGTCGGGTCCCGACCTCGGCTTCGACGGGGCCGAGGACCTGCTGCGCGCCTGGCGGCGGGGGATGCGCCCCGACCCGAATCTGACCGTGTCGGCATGGGCGGATCAGCATCGCTGGCTGTCATCGCGCGGCGCGGCGGAGCCCGGGCGGTATCGTACCGCTCGCGTGCCCTATCTGCGCGCGATCATGGATGCGCTGTCGCCAAGCCATCCGGCGCAGCGCGTCGTCTTCATGAAGGCCGCGCAGGTCGGCGCGACCGAGGCCGGGAACAACTGGATCGGCTTCGTCATCCACCACGCACCGGGGCCGATGCTGGTGGTGCTGCCGAGCCTCGAGCTTGCCAAGCGCATCTCGCGCCAGCGGATCGATCCGCTGATCGAGGAGAGCGCGGTGCTTCGCGAGCGGGTGAAGCCCGCGAGGTCGCGGGATGCAGGCAATTCGATGCTGTCGAAGGAGTTTCCCGGCGGCATCCTGGTGCTGACCGGGGCGAACAGTGCGACGGGTCTGCGGTCGATGCCCGCGCGCTACCTGTTCCTCGACGAGGTCGATGCCTATCCGGCCTCGGCCGACGAGGAGGGCGATCCGGTCACGCTGGCGGAAGCCCGGACCATCACCTTCGCGCACAGGCGCAAGGTGTTCATGGTCTCGACCCCGACGATCCGGGGGCTGAGCCGGATCGAGCGCGAGTTCGAGGCGAGCGATCAGCGGCGCTATTTCGTGCCCTGTCCGCATTGCGGGACGATGCAATGGCTGAAGTTCGAACGGTTGCGCTGGGCGGAGGGGAGGCCCGAGACGGCGGTCTATCACTGCGAGGGCTGTGAACGGCCCATTGCCGAGCACCACAAGGCGGAGATGCTGGCCCGCGGCGAGTGGCGGGCGACGGCGGTATCGAAGGACCCGAAGACGATCGGCTTCCATCTTTCGGCGCTCTATTCGCCGCTCGGGTGGAAGAGCTGGGCCGATATCGCGCGGGAATGGTTGGCGGCCCGGGGGTCGGACGAGAGGCTGCGTGCGGCGCGCAACACGCTCCTCGGCGAGACCTGGGTCGAGTCGGGTGAGGCGCCGGAATGGCAGCGGCTGGCGGATCGGCGGGAGGCGTGGAAGCCGGGCACGGTGCCTGCGGGCGGGCTGTTCCTGACGGCCGGGGCGGACATCCAGAGGGACCGGATCGAAGTCGATGTCTGGGCCTGGGGGCGCGGGCTCGAGTCCTGG